TGCTTCAATTCCTTGCCTCATTAAGTCAACGCCTTTTGCTAGTGAACCACCAGCCAAAACAGGGTTACCAGTTGCTAAACCTATCGCAGTTCCGTGCCATACTCATTCCAATGTTTACACCGTTTTGTGTAAGCCAGTTCGTGTAGGCATCACTATTCCAGTTGACTTGCGGGAATTTCCCTAAATTAATTCCATAATTATCTGCAATTTCATCATTGTTGTAATCTTTTGGAACAGCTCTAATGCTACACCCTGGGGTCAATGCTCCCCAAATATCCAGTACTACATCTCCAACAGGAACAACAGGTTCTCCTGTCTCGTTTGGAACTGAAACTTGTGTTGCTTTCCATAATTCTTGTTTTAAAATCGCAGAACTTCCTTGACCGTTTGAAAGTAACATATAACAGTATGGGTAAGATAGTAATTTTTTATTATCCGGAACATATCCATCAAGTTGTGACATTTTTGTAATACCTGTATGTTTTACTTTTGGTGATGTTGTTTCGGGTATATCGTAACTCGTTCCATTTTTTAATAACCAAAATGGAGCAATAAAAACACTTTGAATAGCATCAAGTGACCCACCTGTTCCTGATGATGCTAAACGATTAATAGCGTTTATAAAATCCTGTACAGGGCTTTCACCTTCTAAAGGGTTCGGATTTATTCCATAATAAAAATATTTAACCCCTGTAGGTACTCCATTATAAATAGCACCTCCAACATTTTCTAAAGTGTTTAAATCCTTTGTTGATGCTACTACTATATAATAAACGGGTTTACCTTCGCCATCAGGTTGTTCCCTATTGAACCCATCACGTAAATGTGCATTTACTGTATATTCGTTACCTATGTCAACATTTTCAGGAACTGTATTGTATCCGAGGTATATCATCGGCAACTCTTACGTGTTCACGTACTACCATACAAGTTTTTAAAGTTATATCTTTAAAAAATGTTGACCAACTATCTATTGTATATGCAATCTCTGTGTTTTTGTCCCCGATGTATTTTACATCGTCTATAAAAGCAAAAAACCACTTGTTTGAATAGTCGGGATTTTGAAACGCGATATAATTTGCTTGTAAGCATTGTGAAATTGTAAAATCTGTTTGTATCACGTTTTGATGTCTTATATAAGAATATCCTAATTTTTCAGCGATTTTATTCGCCTCACATAATTCAACCATCTGTTGCTCTGTATAGTCAATTACATTATTATATTCTCTATCCATTTTTATATTTCTACACAATATTATTTTACTTCCTATTGTTCTTGGCAATATCAACACCTCTTTCATTTCTAAATTTTATATCATTTTTAATATCTTCAATTTTAATTACTAAATCTACTATGACTATTAATAAATATAATAAGATTAAAATTATATGTATTTTCAATTATATCACTTCCTTATTGCAAAATCAATTACTTGCTTAAATTCTTCACCTGTTAAATCATCAGAATAAAATATTTTACCTTCCCTAAATGTGTTTTTAAATAGGTTATTTAGTCTTTTATTTCGTATAGTGGTATTATATATATCCCTTTGCCAAAAACGGCTAATTTGGACAATATCACTAAAAACTAGGGTATTTGGTTTTATCTCTGTATATTTTGGATATATAAACCAACAACTTTTTTGACTGTCTTCTTTATCCTGTATATATTCTGCGATAAACTTAAAATTTTGATATAAGAAAACACATCTAAATAAGCATTTGTAATCTTTGTAACTTTTAGGGAGTTTAGGTTGTGGGGTTGTTTGCCAACCCCCTTTATCAATCATATTTGAGGCGTTTCCTAGTGCCATTGTTTTTCCACCTGATGAACCGCAATATTCAAGAGCTATTTTTACATCATTATTTTCATTATGAAAAACTTTTGTTGCTATTTCGCCTTGTTTTAATTTTTTGAAAAGACCTTCAATCCCCCACGCAGAAAAATATGGACACGCACGTGAAATAGTATTTCCAACCATCCAAACCTTTGTTGAACCTCTTTTTCTGTCTATTGTAGAGTATAAAATCATAAATTTATCAGGTTCATTTTTTCCATTTACATAATTTCCGTCTCTCCATAAATTCCTCAAAAATTATTGTATCAACATCTAAAAATGAACCTCCTGAATAGTGTTGCTCTGTTGATAATGCCATTGTATATCCTATTTTTTCACCTCTCACTATTTTACCAGTTTCAACATTATAATTTGATAAATATATAACTTTTCTATATACTGATATACAATTATATTTACTATTTGTCAATTTCTCTACGTCTACATCTTGAAAATATTGTTCAATCCATAAAGTTGTTAAATCGGCTTGCCATCTTCTCATTAAAATAAATCTTTTGCCAGTTTCTAAATAATGCTCGATAGCCTTTTTATGTTTAACTTGATATGATTTACCATTGGATTTTTCACCATAAATTATATTGAAATTTGCGTTACATTCTGTAATTTTATCAATGTTATAATGTATTTGTTTTACGTTACTCATCGTCATCACCTGCGTTCACATAATTATCATATAATTTTACTATTTTTTTATCTATTTCCTTTTTAACCTTATCAATATTTTTTCTGCCATATTTCTTATAAATATTGGTATTATCAATATTTAAATCTCTACATATAGACGCTACTGATATATCACTAAATTCTCTAATAAATCTTTCATTTTTATTACCCAATTTCACACACCCCCTCATCATAAATTGCTCTTGAACTGCTTTCATCACTTATTAACATTGCGTACTCTTGAGATTTTCCTAAAACGTAAGTTGTTGGTACTATAACGCAACCATATTTATTGGTTAGCATTTCTTTGTTTCCTTGATAATCTTCGAGTTCAAATTCTGACATATCATCATTATAAATCAATAGATTTTTTCCTGTATCCTCGTGCGAAAAAACAAAATCATCATTGAAATCTTTTAAATTTTTTAGTGCTTTTGCTCCGTTCCTTTGGAACTCCTGCGACTGTTATGTGAATTTTGTTGTCGTCTTTATCTATATATGCGTACTTTTTAGCTCCGTTGCGTAATGAACCCGACTGTAATTTCCATCGTTGTCAAAAATTCCGAGCCATCTTTCCTTTCCTTTTACATCTTTAGGCTTAAATTTATTTATGTCAATTTCTCTTTCATCACACACTTTTTGAATTCTTTCAAGTACTGATTTATTGTAATCCTCTATAACCATTTTATCATAATCACCAAATAATTTCAAACTGTCTGTATCTGCATATAAAACATTTTTATCTAGCTTTATTAAGTTTTCTAGAAGATTATTTCTCGCCCACGCACAAATCCAAACTCCGTAAGAAAATGAGAGAAAACCGTCTTTTTCTTCTTTTTGTAATTTTTCTAATATTATATCATTAGTTATTTTTTTTTCTCTCCACCCTGTTTCGTTGTCGAATATTATGTCACTCTTGATATTATTCGTCACACTCATTCCGATATAAACTATTGAACTTACTTTTTTCAATTCCGATAAACACTTTCCATACCCGGAACATTTTTATATTTTGTTTTATTTTTATATTTTTCTAGTACAAAATTGACGAAATCAATTGGTAAATAATCATATACAGAATAATATACTTCTATAAACTCGTAATTATCAGTTACTCCATAAGATTTACAAATAAAATTAAAATCAACGTCAGTTAACACTATTTCAATTTCATCTGCTCTCATTACACGCCCATTATCATATTTCCCTTTTTTTATATTAATACATTTACTTGCTGAAATAAAATTATTAAAATATTTGCATTCAATATTGAAAAATTTAACGTGTATTAAATACGCGAACTCTTTTATCATTTGCTCTTTTTTCTTGATTTTTAACGGTTTAAATTTAGTTGAAGGAAATTTGAAGGTTGCCATTACATAAGGATATGAACTCGTAAAATCCCAACTGTCAACATCTCCATTAATTACTGTTGAGGCATAAATCCAGTTCGCGTGCGTGTAACCACCTTGAAAAGCTTTTAATAATAAATTGTATATATGCCCGTCTGTATTAATTGATTTTCTAACTTTATTTCTATATGGATAGTTTGTCATAGTTTTTTCTTTTAATTCTTTTCTTACGTGTCCTGTGTTTGTTAGTGGAATTCCTTTCATTGTTCCGTATGTTTCAAGCTCTTTTTTAATGTACTCGTAAATTACTAGACAATCATTTTCACAATATTTTAGTTCATCCTCATTAAGTATGGTTTTTGAGTTTCTAATTAAATCGTAGTTGAGGTTGCCTGTTAATTTTTTAACTTTATCTTCAAAACCGTAATCGTGAGGTAATTTTTCTAGTTTGCTATTTGTTAAAACTAAACTACATCTAAATTCAAAATTGAACTCGTCAAGTTCAAAACGCATTGGTTTTCTACATTTACGAGCAAATACATTTTTAAATTTTAGACAATTACGAAGAAATTCAAACTCATAAGGCAAGTTGTGTACATAAACGAATTTTTTTTCATAAGTTCCGTAATATTCAATTCTTAATAAAAAAGCTCGCAATTCGCTCCACGTTCTACCATAATAAACTTGCTCGTTTATAGAAAACATCCAAATATACATATTTGACATAAAAAGGCTTTCTTCCTGTTCTTCTTTTGTTAATTTTAAATAATCACAAGCAGGTATCATTTTATTGTTTAATATCAAAAATGATGTTGTTTCAATATCGAATGTATATATTGTATTATCATAAAATTTTCGTTTTCCTAAAATTTCAGGAACGTGTCCATTATATTCATTCCAATATTTCATCGTTTGCATCATTCCTTTACATAAATATATAACGCCTCTAAACTATTTCTTAAATCTTCATCAGCTAAATCAACATTTCTAGCTATTAATTGTTCTATCCAATCTTCTGTATCATATTTTTCAGCAAGTGGTGCGTAATTATCCCAAAATTCAGATTTTGGAATATAATCATACATCCAGTCGGCACTTTGCAATTTATAGAATGTATCAACTTGTTCAGTTGATAATTCTTTACCTGTTTTTTCTTCATACTCTTGTTTTAAATGTTTTATTTTTGTAAATGTTGAAACATCATCCAAAAAATCTTCCGTTGCTCTTTTTATCCCTAGTAATTGTTGTAAATTATAACCACTTTTTAAAGATATGTACCCGCTTTCTGTAATCGCGTTTATGTAACTAGAACCTAAATAATCGTGTAGTTGTTTAACGGCAAACGGTTCGTCTATTCCTAAATTATTTAATTTTCTAATTCTTTGATTAGCTTTCATTACTTCTTGTTTCAATTCTTTATACAAGTATTTTTCATCGTCTGTCATTTGATACACTTTTTTTGCCATTACATCCACCCTTTCTATTTAGAAAAGGTGTATTTCTACACCTTTTATACTAGTTCAAAATCTAAAGATTTATTGTTATTACCTTTTCTATATGTTTTAATTACTTTAATTTTTAATCCTTTGATGTCATCGCCAAAATTGAATATTGCATCTAATAAGCTATATCCAAAACTTTTTGAACCTGTTGCATAGCTTGTACCATTTTCATCAACAATTACAACACTCATTGATGTTTTTGTTGTTGTATCGCTTATTATTTCTCCAGTTATTTCATTTACTACTGGTTCATCAATTTGTTTTTGATATTTCTTTACTAGAACTTTATCTATTGTTATAATTTGTCCTTCACAGTCATTTAACATTTTATCTACTTTTCTTCCTAAATTAAACAACATCTTTTTATCTGTTATATTTGTTATTTGTTCGGGTTTATTTCTCATATTATTCAATGAACTTAAACTTGTTATTTCATTGTTTTGACTTTCAGATACAGTTAAATCTGTTGATGTATTTGTTTGTTCAATATTTTCATTCATTTGTCTATCTAATTCCTCTAGATGTGCAATAAAATCACTGATTGTCATAAAATCTTTTTCGTCATCCTCTCCAGTTAAAACTGCTTTATCCTTAAATTCATTTAAAAATTGCTCTATTGTTACTCCTAAATTTTCAATTCTTTTTGTTTGTTCTCCTGTTAATTCTTCCTCTAAATCAACTAAATCCATTTCCTCAATTTCTCCTATTGTTAAAACTCTTTCCATAATTATTCCTCTTTTCTCCTATTTCACGCATAGGTGCAATTTTTAATATTTTTTATTTTGACGGCTCTTTTCCTGATTTTCACAGATACAGGGGCGTCTCCCGTTTTATTCAGTTCGTGCGTTTACAATGCACTATGTACTTGCCTTCCTTCCCTTCCCAAACAATTACCCGTGTTTTCGGGGCTAGTTACTTTTCTGTTTTACATCCTCCCTCCTCTTGCAACCAATAGTTTATTGTACCTCTTGCCAATCTTCTGCCAACATATCAGCTTGACTTGCTAACCATCCAAGTTGAACTCCTGATGTTCCAACAAAAGCTATTGCGCAATTACCAATTGCATCATGCTCAGCATTTATTGTTTTATTCATTGCATTTTTGTAACTAATACACATTGCTAATTCTATATATTGATTTTTTCCATTCCAACCACTACGTTGTAACTTTTTGCCTCTTTTCAATAATTTTATCGCGTCACCAAAATCCATTTATTCCACCTCGCTTTCGTTTTGCATTATACTAAAAAATTCAATTTCATTTATATTAAAAAATCTTAAATTTTCTTCTTTTTGTCTTATGATTACAAATTTATCTGTTATTTTTACATCGACATTTTCGTCTGTAAAATAACTACTTGATGTATTAATATTTACTCTTTTTACATTTTTATATATTTGTTGATACTGTCCATATAAACTTGACATTTGAACTTTATTTGTTACTTCTTTTCCGTATTGTGAATTTAAATAATGTTTAATTGTTGCATTATCTTGTTTTGATTTTCTATTTAACACATCTACGATATCTATTAAAATATCAATATCTTCAAACGAAATATTATTTGTTTCTTTATAATATTTCTTTATTCTTTCAAATTCTTCTTTTGCATTCATTTAGTTTCCTCGCTTTCTACTAATTGTTTAATTTTTTCTATTCTTTCACTTACATACCACATTTCGTATTTAAATTCATTGCAGTCTTCGTCGAATTCTAAATCTCCACTTTTAAATATTTCCTTTATTTTACTTTTAA